GGTTACCATATTTTTATCGTGAACAAAGATTTTTTGCTATAGCCCCCTGGTTTGAAGGAATGGACTGAAGTCCATGCTATCCCGCCACAACGAAATGCTCAACAAACATGGGAGATTGCTGTAAGCACTGCAAGTGATCTGTATATATATAATAAAGGGGGAGAATTGTGCGTTGGTTGCTCGTATGCATATTATGGAGTTCGAATATTGCCGCGCAGAACGTATTGTCTAATCCAAATCCACCTAATCCTAATTCCTTTAAAGTATTCCTAGCATCTACAGATAAACAACTGCATATGGCAGGCTGCTTCATGATCTCATCCGTAACCACTTCTTATGTGTATAATAGGACAGCAGATAAGCGTAAAGCCATCCTAGTAGGTTTCGGGGTTGGTATGGTAGCGGGTATATCCAAAGAGATATATGATATAGAACATGGCTCTCCGCAATGGGGTGATATAGCGGCTGATGCAATAGGCTCTGGCTTAGGAGCTATTACCATAACCTTTACCTTTTAGATTCTCCCTGTATAAGTAACACTGATTGCATTGTTACCTTTCTGCTTCCCATCCCAAGTAACGCTCTTCTCTTCAATAGGTTCATATACATCATAAGGCTCATTTACACCGTTCTCATTCGTACGGTTAACTGTTATAACGCGGCATCGACCTACTCCTTCAATGTATACTATGTTCTTCATATTATCGATAATCGATTCTATTTCCCCTACCGGGTCTCCAAATAAATGTTCCATATCTTTATTGTTTTTCTATACAAGTTTCTACTCCGTTAACTAACACTATCTGGCATACAACTCCCGTCATTGCACAAACAAATTCTCTTACTGGTTTCATATTATGCTGGTATTAAATTTGCAATTCGTAATTTGTTATCTATACATGTACCTAAGTTAACGGCTATCACATTCATTCTATGAATCTTAACCACTCGGTATACTTCCCATTCTCCACCTTTCTCACATCTTGGTGTACGGTGTTCTGGCTTCAATTTTACTAACTGGTTTATTTTTAAATCTTCTTTAAGCATCTCTATCTCTAATTAATTAATATAATTAAAGATAAGGAATAATTCGCAAACGTCCTAATCTTTTTGAAGCTTTTTTTAAGCCACACTCAACTTTTTTTTAGGCCGCACTCTATCACCTTATACCCACCTTTTAACTCCGCTCACTGCATATTTATTTAAAAGAATTAAAAAGGTTCTCCAATGAAGAAATCTGATATACATAAAATCATCCGTGAAGAGTTTGTAAACATCCTTCGCGAAGAAACACTTATAACTGAAGCATTCCAAGACCCAATCGCACGAATGTTAGCTAAAGACCGAAGCTTAGGTAATAGCTGGTTTAACTTCTTTAATGCCATGTCCAAATCATTTGATATTGCTTGGGATAAAGTACCTAAAGGAGCATTTCAAAAAGTAACTCCGGGTTCTCCTTTAGCTAAAAAAGGATTAGCTATTTATTATATTAAAGGTGATGTAGAGAATCCATTTGCTGGTACAGATCGATATGGTTATTCACGTGATGCCAAAATTTATGGTCCAGCTGTATTAGCAGCTACTATCAACAATAAAATAACATATCAAAGCGGTAGAGGTGACGATGCTACAGTTGGTGGTAAGAGTCGCCGAAGTGAACCGGTAGGTAAAGCTATTAGAGGTACCATGCAAGTTAATAAACTTAAAGACATAGCCGATATGGTATATGTGTTTGATTTGGAATCTTATAGAGGTGGAACCACTGCATTGAAATCTGCTAGAGCGCAATTGAAATTAGGTAAAGATAAATTTACAGATCATAAAGCTTGGAAGAAAGCTAATTTGAGTCGTTACGAAGATATTTTACGATCTCGTGTTGGTGGTAGAGACCAAGTAGACCGTATGGTAGCAGATATAGTTAAAATTGCAAACCAAGCTGTAACAGATGCAGTTAGTGGTGCATTGAAGCAAGACCGATATGGTGATATCATGACAACCGTAAGCGGCCAAGAAGTTATGCTTAAAGATGTTACTCAATCAATGAGCAATGCATTAGAAGATTATAGACGTTATATCCAGTATGAGAATGATGAAGATGGGGCTGCAAAAGCAGATAGCTATAGTGGTCAATATTACAGTGCTAAGAAAAAAGAATATGCAATGGAACTTAAACGTTACCTTAAAGGATTTAAAACTGGTAAGATAAAAAGATACTAATATGAAGAAATTTAGACTACATCAGATCATACGCGAAGAGATTCATAATGTGATGAATGAAAGTATTGTTCCGGCGCTATATAAAAGTGTTCCGGACAATTACGCTTATGATAAGTTTGCTCGCGATATTGCAACGTTCTTTAAAGAAGAATATGGCGACCATTTAGTTAGTCGGTTCATGTCGGTGTTAGGTAAATCTTTAAAAGAATCAGTAAACGAAGGTAAAGTAGATAGAGTTGTAGGACACACTAGATACAAATATGTTGGTGATGGTAGAAAAGGAAAAGCAATTGTATCTGGTCCGATGAAGGATAGAGAAAAGGAAGCTATTATCAAAAGAGCTAAAAAAGCAGGATATGTTGCTAAACCTAATATGGGTGGAGGAGTAACTATTCATGTAGAATCAGTTAACGAAGCTAGTAATGATACTAGACTATCTGGGCCGTTCACTGGAGATGAATTAAAGAAAATGATTACTCGTGATGAAGATACAATGTTTTTTGCCAATGGGCAATACTATCAAGCAACATCAGCATTCCAAGACTTTAAAGATGATTTATCAGTAATGGATAAAGATGGGTCTGAAGATTATATTGATATTAAAGATATTGAATTTGCAGAAGCAACTCATGGCTTTGCAGGCGTAGGTTTAGATAGAAAGAAAGGACAAGTACCCGACGCAAAAGATCTATCCATGATAAACAGAGGTAGAGCTAAAGCAGCATTAAAACAAATTAAAACAGGTAAACGTTCAGATGGCATGCCAGGACCATTTACCGCTAGGTTATTTGGAATAACATCATCTGGTGATGTACATCCAATTACGGATGAAGATGCGCTTAACCAATATAGTAAATTTGGATTGGCAGAAAAAAAGCTATAAAAAGATTTGGTAGAGTGAAATATTTTTCTTATCTTTAATTATATTAATAAATTAAAAGATAGAGATATGAAAAAGTCATTCGGTACAATGCAGGTAGAGTTATCAGGTAGTTTAGTTTCCATTTCAAGTAATGGATCATTAGTAAAAGCTCAAACCGTTTCGCCTAATAATGCGATTCGCGAATTTGAAGCAATTTGTAACAAAGTTGAATCATATGTGTTAAAGAATGCGTAAGAAATTAAAATTAGGAAATATTGTTCGGGTCAATTTTATTGGCTCGAACTACGTTTGCGAGATTATTGAAGTGGTTGATAAGACAACATACAAAGCACGTAATATAAAAACTGGAGTCATCATTCCTAATCTGCGATGGAAGGCTCATAAAGATAAAAAATCGGTATGGTTTATAGAAGCTTTTATTTCAGATACTCCTGGCGCAAAGTCAACAAGGAGCATAGATACCAGAAAACAGACTACAAAAAAATCAGAGCTTGATCAAGCTATTAAAAAACAAAAAGATTTCATAAAAGGTAACATAAAAAAATAAGTTATGGACTGTATAAAATGCAATTCTCGGATACCAGAAGGTAGAATACAAATATTACCAAATACAAAAACATGTGTTAACTGTTCAAGTACCAGCCAATGGTACGCAAGGCCAGTTATAACAGGTAAAACAACTTACTCGGAAGTTGAAGTAATAAAAGATACAGATGCAATAAAAGAAATGCGACGATATGATTCCAAAGGCCGCACCGGATTTGGCTCAAGTTTATATCGTGTGCGTAAATAAAAGGATATGCCATGAGTTTAGAAGACAGTATGATGGATATGTTTAATGAAGTTCGTGATAAAGGACTTCAAAAAGAATTTGATAATCAACTTGAAAAGATGCGCATGCAATCTAAGCATGATCATAAAACTGCCAATGAAAGGTGGGATTATGCGTTAAGAAGAATTCAAGGCTGGAATCCAAACAAATCTGAAAAAAAGCTGTAAAAAGATTTGGTAGAGTGAAAAAGATTTCTTATTTTTATATAGTAGATAATTATTAAGAAAAACAAAGAGTTATGAAAATTTTGAAAAACATGCATCCAACGGATAAAGAAGCGTTAGCAGGGATTACATTCCTGATAGGTACAATAGCATTATTTACTGCTTCATTATGGACCTTTGCAATGATTACCGGTCAATGTTAGAGTTCCTTAAACATGCGTTAGGCTTATGTGGTGAGTCACATCCTAACCTAATAACTGTATTGTTAGGTGCACCTGCTATAGGTTACCTGGCATATCGTATACGAGAATTTAAAAGTAAAAATGTATAATATGTTACGAAGAAAATATCAACAAGAAAAACCAGATCTAATTCAAGATGTAGTTAGTAAAGGCAAACTAACAGCTATTCTTTCAATCAAACTTCAAGGCGTTAGTAAAATAGCAGATCATTATATTTATGAAGTGCGATTTTTAGATAATGGTATTGAAAAAAATATACCTATCATAGCATTTGATGTTACTCAAGCATTAGCTAAATTAGAACCACATCTTAATATAGGTATTCCGTCTGCTACTCTGAAGTGGATGCTTGGTAATGAAAGAAATGTGAAAGGTTCAAATATAAACTTATAATATGAAAAAAACAATTGCAGCATGGTTAGCATGTACCTTAGGCGTAGTATGGATATCATTTATATTATTTGCATTTTATACTTTTATTTCAGACTTATGGTAGCCAAGTATAGAGAAATGGGATCTCGTAATAAGAAGACTGGTAAGTTAAATTATTATGATATTGAACGACAAAATGGATCTTATAGTTGTTCATGCCCAGCCTGGACTTTCCGGCCATATACTGATTGTAAACATATCAAGCATTTAAGGGAAAAACTTAGAGATTAGATATTTATATTAAATGATTACGTTAGAAAACATATCAACAGGAGAGGTATTTGCCGGCGATGAATTAGAGTTCTTTGTCGATGATGATACTCTTATCGGAGAAGTATTTTTAGATGGAGATTTAATATTTCAATCTTTAGATGTCCTTGATGATGACCAATTAGAACATGCTTTAAAGTTAGAATTTAAAATGGTCGAAGAGGAAGAAGATATATTTTCTAACTTTGGTCATTAATTGTATATTTATTAAAAAGGATTAATGTTATGGCATCGAATGAATTATTCGCAAAGATGGAAGGTTTATGGACAGAGTTCCAAGACAATCATTCCAAGTTTACAGAAAAAGGAAATAAAGCAGCTGCGACTCGTGCAAGAAAGGCAGTTGGTGAATTAAAAAAATTAGTAACAGAATATCGAAAGGCATCTGTTGCAGAATCAAAAAGATCTTAAACAATGGCTAGACTAACTAATGCAGATTTGCACAAAGATATCCAGTTATTAAAGCAAGATATCGATCATATGAAAGGCGCTCAATTGAAAATGGCAAATGACATTTCAATGATTAAGCGTACATTATTAGATCCGGATAAAGGTGCAATTGCAAGAGTTAATCGTAATACCGAGTTTAGAAAGATAGCTGGTGGCGCGCTATGGTCCGTTTGGGTAACCATGGTTGGCGTCCTAGCTAAATTAATATTTTGGAACTAAATGAAAAAATCAGACTTAAAAAATAAATTAAAATCGTTAGTTAAAGAAGAAGTATCTTCTTTACTAGCCGAACGAGATTATAAATACGGCGGTTTATTAGATCCAACAGATTTTGATCCAGTAGATCCAGAAGTACATATAATAGGATTTGGTTCAATGACCAGATCTGCTTTACGTCAAGAAATTGTAAGACGTTTACAAGGTGCATTAAAGACTGCAAAGGATGCGGCTACAGGAGGTAGTAATTCATATGATAAATTTAAATCACTTGAAGGAGTTTTAGAACCAAATGGAGTACTTCAGCAACAATTAAAAGCTGAAAGAGAAATATCACAACAAATGGAAGAGTTACGTAGTCAGGGAGGCCGGCGCGCCATTCCAATCCCTAAACAAAAATAAAGTTTTATTAGGTTATTTGAAAAAGTTTTTTTATATTAATAAACATTGAAAAAATATGTGTACCTACGTGCACATTTATTAGGAGGCTCCTTAATTTAAGCCAATATTGGCATAATTAAACTATAGGAGAAATTTTATGAGAAAGTTAATTTTAACAATTACATTAGCGTGTGCGTCATTAGTGACAGCTGACGCGCAAACAAAAGGTGACTGGTACATTGGAACCGGCGACGTATCAAATGTCGCTTGGACAGAATGGGCTGTGTCACCAACAGTTGGATATGCAGTGACAGACGCATTAGTATTAGGAGCATCTGTTACGCAAGTAACTGACGAAACAATGAATGTGGATGTAAATGTAAGATATTTCTTTAACGGATATTTTGCAAGCCTAGAATCTAACTTAAATTTGGACACCCAAGATATGCATCTTGGAATTGGAAAAATGTTTACATTATGTGAGAATGTATATGTTGATCCAAAAATCGTTTATAACACAGAGGAACAGACTACGAACCTAGGATTAGGGTTCGGATTCAGGTTCTAAAGTTTTTAAGCGAGCTTCCTAATATTGGCGATATTGCCACAAAACAAAAAAGAAAAGGACAAGATTATGGATTCAGTAATTAAGTACGTTACTAACTTCTTTTCAGGATTATTAGCTATTTTTATGGCAGTTATTCCTGTATCGATTGTTTGGTATGTATTAACTGGTGGTGCCGTATTTGGTATCGATGTCGTAGCTAATCTTTCAAATCTTATTAATCGTTTAGGCGAAGGTGGATTTGTTGGAATAGTAGTATTGGTACTGGTAGTATCATTCTTTACGAAGAAATAGTTTTTTATTTTAATAAGTTTAAGTAAGGCCCTCCGGGGTCTTACTTTTTCTTAAACATTTCTTGAAAAAGATTTGGTAGAATGAAAAAGAATTGTTATATTTAAGTATTATTAATTTAAAAGAAAGAGAAGATGGCATATTATGTATCTCGAGTAAAAATTGCAACCGATACACCAAAAGGTGTTAAATGGTTGAATGAAAGTTATTTAGTCAATGCGGTATCAGTTGGTCATGCAGAACAATTAGTTCATGAAGATTTTAAAGATAGCGGATCTGATTTTGAAGTTAAGTCAGTATCGGCCTCTCCGATCAATAAAGTAATTGGTACAACTAAAAAATTATAAGGAGATGGTAGAATATGAAGTTAATGACAAAGTTGTATTTCGATTCAACAACGTAAATGAAGTAGCCGTTATAACAAATGTGCGACGGCATAAAAAAACAATAACAGGTTATGATATCAGATCTGAAAAAGGTTCTGGTTACGTTATTGTACAAGTGGATGCTAATTTAACTACCAGACAACGTAATAAACGTGTCGAGTATCCGCTAATTGATTCCAAGTTAACCGCGGCTTGGATTGGTAGTGATTCCGAAACAAATTTATTTGCAAAAGAAAATGTAGGACATACTCGTCAGAACTTTTCAAAAGATATGACTTTAGTTTTAGATGGTGAAGGTTCTGGATGTGTCCAGCATTTTGAAAGACATAACGATTTAATATTTCCAACTCAAGGACCTAGATCATTTTAATATGAATAAATTTCAAAAAAAAGTACTTAAACAATTTCCAAATGCATATGTAGAATCATCTGCAACTGGATTGCGTATTATTAATAATGATCGGTATTTAGCTAAAGAATTTTATATGCCAGATACCACATGTGAAGATACGGCATGGGAATATGCGGCATTGGCATGTAAAATGGCTCAAAATTTTAATCGGGCCCATCCCTCGAGGATGGATCTTAGTGATGTTGAAAATAAGTTAGCTAGAATTAATCGACGTAAACGGAATGGTAGACGTGTTAAATAAATTAAAAGAAATATTCATGGTAGATAAAGTAATACCTCGAGGTAAAGAATGGCCAGATGAAAAACAAGGAGTGTTACCAGATGATTGGCAACCTACGGAAGAATTAACTCCATTAGATACAGATCCAGAATATTTAGAATATTCTGCAGAAGCCGTAGGATTTGGTAATCGTGAAATGCAATGGGATTTATATAGGAATGTAGTATCTCATATTCCGGAAGGTGATAGTGTATTAGATTTTGGTTGCGCGCGCGGAGATTTTAAAATATTTTATGCAAATGATTATAAATTTGATTTAGATTATATTGGTATTGATATGAATCAAAACTTGATTAATGCTGGATTGAAAGTATATGAAAATACAGTTGATATAAGATGTGAAGATTGGTTCAAGCTTGATAAAAATTTAAAAATGGATTGGTGTATTAATATTAAATCTAATAATTTACGATATGATGCAAATTTAAAATTATCAGATAACCAATATCTTAAAGATACAATCCAATCAATGTATGATCATGCAAATAACGGTATTGTTATATTACTAGATAGCACAGTACATAATCCTGGCGATGTTTTAGTTTGGGCACAGGATACTTTAGGAGGAGTGGCAATAGACCATTCTTTTTCAGATAACGAATATACATTAATAATTTATAAATAAAAAGAACCAGATCATGGGAAGAGTAAACAATGCATTTGCGTATGATAAGAAACGCAGTCAAAGAATGGGAAAATTGTATAGTACAATTGATTTCAATGTAAATGATAAAATCTCTGCGGATTTATTTAAAGCAGTTCCAGAGAAACCAATTGTTGGTGAATTAGAAATTGGTGGCAAATCATTTAAAGTAACATATCAAGAAATTGATGCAATGATGACAACGTTGCAAGAAGCAAAACGAACCGTAGAATCTAAGTATCGATTAGGTCTTATGAATAAGTAAAATTTGATATTTATTTAAAAGAGGTAAGGTATGACAAAATGGGCATTGTATACACGATATTCAAATGAAAATAGATCTTATGTTATGTCAACAGAACAAACTTCGAAGGCAGAAGCAAGAGCTTATTTTATGGGTATTAAACGATTAAATGCAGAACAATTTGATAATCTTTATCAAGTCGATCTCATGAAAGAATCAAAATCAAATCCTAATAAAGGATTATTACTTGGATAGATATGACATTTTCAGAACTAAATATTGATGAAGATACATTTGATATTTTCATAAACATTAATGCAACTCATAAAATTGAATTTTTATCTGATGCGTTGGAGTTTGGTGCTGAGGCTGCCATGTTAAAACAAATCGAACGATTGTCAAGTGAGTTTGAATCGACACCTAAAATGCCAGTAGTATCATCACAAGACTTTATGTCAGGTGATTATAGATTATGTGTTACTACTCTTGAAAATGAAGTTCAATTAAATTCGGATAGTCCTAAAACAATACGAGCCTTTGTTTTAAAACTATTTATGGATGGCGTTATACTAATGCCATTAGATACAAAAAAATCAGAAATGGATATGTACCGGTATTTTAAAGCTTTCAAAGTGGAAGGCCGGTGCAATCCAATTTCTTTAAGTTAATTACAAATGTCCTACCAATTTATCGATCATGGTGATCAAAAACTTTTAATCAAACGTACCTTTAAAGAGTATCAATTAAAGCCTCAATTTAATGTTGATGTATTAAATAAGTGGCTTGGTACAGATATAATATTACGTAAGAATGGCATATTCTATTGCTGTGAAACAATACAAGACGCCACAATAATTGAACCGGAAGAAGTTCCGGTACTTACACAAAACTCAGGAAGTACGCAGCCATCATAACTAGCACGTATAATCCTTTTGATATTTCTACTTTTCTTTTCATATTATAATATAACAACATTTTCTCTAAAACATATTAAGTAAACATTAAGTTTACATTAAGAAACTTTTTTAAAAAAAGCTGCCAAAAGATTTGGTAGCGTGAGAACTATTCCTTATTTTTATATAGTAGATAATTAATTAAAATAAAGATATGGAAAGATTAAATTTAAACCGATTATTAAAGATTCAAGAGATTGCGGAATGCGAAGTAGAAATTTGCGCCGATAATGTTACAAAAGAATTGGATACCTTTAATAATGAAAAGTATGAAAATGTAGTTTCATTTGTAGAATTAAGATTTGGTTATTGGAGAATGTTAACCGAAGAGCAATTAGAACAAATTCATGAAGTACTTCAAGAAAGATTTCTTAAAATGGAACTTTGGATGGATGATTGGGATGAAGATTGTGGTAGAAAAGTGAGTTATAGAATTATAGATAAATACTAAGATATGAATAAAGATTTAAAACGATTATTAGATTTTGTTAACCAAATGAAGGCTACTTCTTCTCTTAATGAGAAAAAGGTTATTATTGGTACTATTAAGAACGATGAGTTCATTAAACGGGCCTTAAAATACGCCTATGACCCCTATAAGAAGTACTATGTTACTTCTGCGACTTGTAAGAAAAGATCCGATTTATATGAACTTCCAGTCTTTGCTGATCTGTTCTGTATATTAGATGATTTGAATAGTAGGTATTATACCGGACATGATGCAATTGGATTAGTAAATGGGTTTATTAAAGAACAAGATGAGCAATTTGAAGATCTAATTTTTTCAATTATTGATCGTAATTTGGAACTTCGTGCATCTGCATCAGTTATTAACAAAGTTATTCCTGGATTGATTCCAACCTTTGATGTTGTCTTAGCTAATAAGTTTGATCCTAAACGAGCTGATTGGAACGATGTATGGTTAGCATCTCGTAAGTTAGATGGCGTACGATGTATTACAATTGTCGATATACAAGGTAATGTTAAATGTTATTCACGTCAAGGTAATGAGTTTGAAACATTGAATGTGGTACGAGAAGCCGTTAAACAAATGGGACTTCGTGGTGTTGTATTTGATGGAGAAATTTGTTTAATGGACAAAGATGGTAATGAAGATTTTCCAGGTATCATGAAACAAATCAAAAGAAAAAATCATACTATTGACAATCCTCGATATGTGATGTTTGATTATTTAACCTTATCAGAATTTGATAACAAGTCAAGTGAAATGCCGTTAACCGGTAGATTAGGTAGATTTGCTAAGATTACATCATATATAGAAAGTTCTATATATTTAAGTGTATTAAATCAGGTAGTAGTTAACGATGATGATCATTTTGCTAAATTAAGTGCAGAAGCAGAAAAGTTAGGACATGAAGGTCTTATGGTAAGAAAGAATGTTGGCTATGAAGGTAAGAGAACTCAAAACTTATTGAAAGTTAAAAAGTTTCATGATGCAGAATATCAAGTTGTAGATTTAGATTTTGAAGACCACCGTGTTATCCGAGAAGGTAAAGAAGTTGTAATGCCAATGTTAGCTCAGGTATGGATTGAGCATAAAGGTTATAAAGTAGCAGTTGGTTCTGGATGGAACCAAGAACAACGAATCCGTTACCAGAAAAATCCTAGCGAGTTAATTGGTAAAACAATTACCGTTCAGTACTTTGAAGAGACTAAGAATCAGCAAGGAGGCCTTTCATTACGATTCCCAACCGTTAAGCATGTCTTTGAAAATGGAAGAAATTGCTAATCAATTATTTGTTTATTTGTAAAATTTTTCTTATATTTAAAATATGAATGAAAACGTAAGACTAGGTTATGCCTGTGTTAACATGACGTTAACCGAGAGGCCAAAAAAGTTAGGTGGTAGAGTTACAACTTCTCGTACGGCTAGAAAAGCTAGCTGGTATCCAACGCGTGACTTGTCATTGTTAGGTGAGCGTGCATTACTAAACGCTACTGACTTGTTACATTATCTGAAATGGAACGAAGACCATAACATCAAATTATTTCGTGTAGGTTCTGAATTAGTGCCATGGCATGATCAATTCGAATTACATGAACTTCCTCAGTATGATGAGTTAGCAGCTAAGTTGTTAGAATGTGGTAACTATGCTCGAGAGCATGGTCATCGATTAACTACACATCCAGGTCCATTTCATGTGTTAGGTTCTCCGCATGAGCATGTTGTTGATAAGACTATTATCGGTCTTGAGCGACATTCCGAACTATGGGACCTTATGGGCTATACACCATCTCATGAGAACAAGATCAATATTCATATTGGCGGCGCTTATGGTGACCACGAGACTACTGCAACCAGATGGATCAAAAACTATTATCGATTATCTGAAGCATGTAGAGCTCGTTTAGTTGTTGAGAATGATGATAAGCCTTCCATGTATAGCGTGCGTCAATTGTATGACCTGTTCCATCGCGAGACTGGCATACCTATTACATTTGATTATCATCATCATATGTTCCATCCGGCTGGCCTTAGCGAATACGAAGCATTACAGATGGCTGCTAGTACATGGCCAGATGATGTTAGACAATGTACTCATTATAGCGAATGTCGTAGACATGAGTTCCAACGTAAGTTTGAAGCTAAAATGGCTAAGCAGAATATTCCACTTAACGAAGTTAGCGAATGGCCAACGTTTGCTAAAATGAAACATGACATAGATAAGATACGTATGCAAGCTCATTCCAATTATATCAAAGATGAGATACGTACTTATGATATGGATTTAGATATTGTAGTAGAAGCTAAAGCCAAAGAATTGGCAGTTTTACGTTATCGCGATATTTATCAATATAATAAAAAGGTTTTACTATGAAAGATAGAGAAAATGTATTAAGAATACTAGACGAAACTGATAACATGGTCATGATTATTGATCAAGCAGTAAAGAATGGCAATCCTATTGATCCGTTAGAAGCTAGAAATCGATTTCGTACTATCCGTCAAAAATTAAAGTTTGTGACTGACCGCGTAACCGCAAGTTAAATATGAAACGTAAATTACTTCCAATTGTTATAGCATTATCTGCTCTAGCAGTATCTGCCTCTGCAGCATTTTATTCAGTATTTGGATTAAGTAAATTATTCGCAGGAGCTAGTATACAAGTAATTATAATGGCTAGTTCTTTAGAATTTGCAAAACTAGTAGTAGCGTCTTTATTATATCAATATTGGAATAGTATAAATAAAGTATTACGAATATATCTTTCTATATCCGTATTCATATTAATGGTTATAACATCTGGCGGTATATATGGATACCTTTCTGGGGCGTACCAAGAAACAGCAAATGAATCAGAATTTTTAGATAAACGCATAGCTATAATCGATCAAAAAAGAACAAGATTTGAAGAACAACGAAATGATTTAAAAGAATCTGTGATAACTTGGTCAGAGGCATTAAGTAATCCTATTACAATACAATATGTAGATAAAGAAACTGGTCAACTAGTAACTACAACATCTTCACGTCAACGCAAATTATTACAATCACAATTACAGGAAGCAAAAACTAATTTTAATGCGGTTACAGATTCCATAGCAAAATTAGATGTAGAAATATTAGAACAACAAATAGGAAATGATACTGCACGTGAGTTAGGACCTTTAAAATATTTATCAAATTTATTAGATGTGGAAATGGATAAAATTATTAACTGGTTTTTATTGTTAATTATTTTTGTATTTGATCCATTAGCAATCTCAATGGTTGTAGCTGCAAACTTTGCATTTTCTCAAATAACTGTTAAAAGTAAAAAAGAAGATTATTTTAAAACACGTAACCGTGAATTAGAACGTAGAGTAGAAGGTAGTCTGCCAGAAGGTGCAGAATGGGGTGTATCATATTCTTTAAAAGATAACAATCATTTTGATCCAGCAGATGTTGATGAATTAAAACATTGGGAAGATGAATTAGAAAAGGATAAAAATATACAAATTACAGATCAAGATGAAAAGCGTATGGATGTTATTGGACAGAATGGTAATGATGGATTACATTACAAGGAAGATATATACGATGAAAAAGATAAGAAAGGCCCAAATCGGGGCAATGGTTATTGGTATTAATAAATAAATAAATTATGGCTAGAAAGAAAAAAGTTACACACAAATTTAAATCTCGCACTCGAGATAATCAACGAGAAATGATTTGCAGAAATAGTATTGCAGATGAATCTTATTTTGCATGGGAACATTTGAAATCTCTTAATCGATGTAAACAATGGGTTAAGGTTACTGAAAATACAACGGCAGTGCTATGTTCTAAATGTACTGGTAAAACTGTACCACCGCCAGAAATGAGAAAAGGTTATGTCTCAAAAGGAAGACCGCGTGGTTGGCAATTTATGAAAGAGTTTGTTGATAAAGATGGCAACGTATTTCATAAAGGTGTAGAGCAGAAAAAATTAAAAGGTACTAAAGCTGCTACTAAAATTGAACCTAAACAATCTAAACGTAAAATGTCAAAAGGTGAAAAGGCTAATTTAAGACAGGCTATTTTAGAACAAATGGCATTGGTTAGAGGTGATGTAAAGAAGGCACGGTTTAAAAAGGATATTAAATCGGGGCAATCACAATTGAAAAAATTAGAACGCCAATTGAAAAAGATTAGATAATCTTTTGATCTACGAAAAAAATTCTTTATATTTAATAAATTAATAAAAGGTAATAGATGAGTATATACGATGAAAATGCTACGCAGCCGGTGGAGCAAGAAGATGAAAAAGAAAATGGCTCATTGTATGAGGCCTTACATAATCAATTAGCTACATTAGTTGATTATAATGATTCAATAATATTTCTTAATGATGAAATAACTGATACTACATTAACAGATCTTATTATACGTATGCGTAGTTTATTGCAAAATCGTGAAGATAAAACAGCACCTGTTAATTTAATGATCAATTCTCCAGGTGGTGATGTTCATGAAATGTTAGGTATTATTGATTATATTGAATCATTAGATGTTAAAGTGAATACAATTTGTAGAGGTAGAGCCTTTTCCGCGGCGGCTATTATTTTATCATGTGGTACTGGTACAAGAATGATGAGTAAACGTTCAACAGTTATGTTTCATCAATCATCTAGTTTCTTAGGAGGTAAAATGAGTGATATATCTGCATACTTAGATAACGTAAAGAATATAGAAAAGACTATATATGATATATTAGCAGAAAAAACTAATAAAGACCAAGCTTGGTGGAAAGATAATATGAAATCAGATTTATACTTAACCGCGGAACAATTAAAAGAATATAACGTAATTGATACAATAATATGAAATTAACAGCCGATCAAATAGCACAGAATTGGGACGAATTATTAAACGTCATAAAAACAGAATTTACAGGAACTCGTAAAGATAAATTATTAGCAATGTATACTGATTTAGAAGACCGCATGGCTATGGCTCCAGCTTCTTCTTATAGCCATTTTCATAATGCCTTTGCTGGCGGTTATGTTGAACATGTTTTACGTGTAATAAAATGTGCTAAAAAGGTATATGACTTATGGACGGATATGGAAGCTGATATGTCTGGTTATACGCGCGAAGAACTTATTTTTACTGCATTAAATCATGATATTGGTAAAATGGGATTTCCAGGAGATGGTAACGAAGTTTATCAATGGAATGACTCTGAATGGCATAGAAAGAATCAAGGCAAAGAATATAAAATTAATCCTAATAATCCATTTACATTAGTAAATGACTTATCTATTTGGTTATTACAACATTATGGAATAGAAATATCATGGAATGAAATGTTAGGTATTAAATTAACAGATGGATTATATGATGATTCCAATAAACCATATTTTATTTCTAGATCCGCAGATGCTAAATTAAAAACTAATTTAGGGTATGTAATGCACCAAGCTGATTGTATGGCAGCGAGGATAGAGTATGAGCGTTGGAATAATAATAAACCTATTACTACTAATACACCTAAAAAGAAAATAACAAATCCGCAAACACAAATCAATGCTAATAAAATGTTTAACGATTTATTTGGAGATTAATATGATAACAACAATTATAATATTATCAGTACTATTACTAATTTCGGTATTTGTAAATTTTAATCAAATACGTAAACAAGAAGCTAACGAATCATATATTGAAGAATTAGAAAATTCAAATACAGAATATTATCAATTTTTTACAACTTTAAAGTCGCGAATGAACGAATCTAATTCAAAATTAAAACAAATTGACCGATTAGGATCTTTTGAATCAGATGATGAAACCGGATTTATATTTGATGAATTGCGTGATATAATTGAAAACCTCAATAAAGGATTTTAATGGAAACACTTAGCCCAGTTGATAAATTTTATGAATGGTTAGAAAAAGAATTATCAGATATAGAATCGAATGGTCCAAAAAAACGTCGTGGTAGAAAACCTACAAAAAATATGTATTTCACATACATGACAGATCAAGCGATTATTGCATATAATAAAGAATCTAGTTATGCTAAACGTAATAAAGTATTTCGTGAGCATATTAATTATCCTTTTAATAAATTAGTAGAAAATATTTATCATACATTTAGATTTTCGTATTTTGATGTACCTTATGAAGATGTTAAAGCAGAAGTAGTAGCATTTTTAACAGAAAAAATAGGAAAGTATCAAGAAGGGAAAGGAAAAGCTTTTTCTTATTTTTCTATTGTTGCTAAAAATTATCTTATTATACAAAATAATGCAAATTATGCAAAATTAAAATTACGTAGTGAACCATCTGAGATAGATGCTAATAGAAATATTAGTGCAGAGGTATCATTAAATGATCATCAAGAATCGTTACGAGATTTTACCGATTTATGGGTCAATTGGTATGATACTCATATTAATACAATATTTGTTAATAAACGTGATATCATTGTAGCCGATACAATACTTGAATTATTTAGAATACGAGAGAATATAGAAAACTTTAATAAAAAGGCATTATATATTCTAATTAGAGAACGTACCGGATTAAAAACACAAAATATTACAAAAGTACTCAATGTAATGAAACGAGATTATATGAAAATGTATACTGTTTATCGTAAATCAGGTCATATAGTCGATTCAACAAATCTTTGATATTTATATAAAAGGATTATCATGAGTACAGAATTTGAATTATTTAATGGAACAAATTTTTCTGATTTGATGCGTGATATTTATCATAATTCAAAAAAGAAGTCTAGACAGATCGATGGATTGATAAAAGAACTACAACCATTAATTAAAAATACTGGTGATGCCTCTGTATTAGTTCCCATGATAAAAGATTATCTAGAAGTATCTGTTAAAAACGATGATGCCTTAGTAAAATTAGCCGCAGTTGTACAACGTTTAATATCTGCTACAAATAAAGAATCCGATGATAGTGAGTTTGGTTTATCCGATGAAGAACGTCGACAATTATTAGAAGAAGCAGAATCTGAAGTTAAAAAATTGCAAGCAGATAATAAGGAAAATAATGCCGAACAATATAAATCTACAGATCGGTCAAGTAGTACAGACAGATGATAAAATTCAATATGATAAATTTCAGGATAAAAATAATATAGATTTACTTCCTGGATCTGTACGTGTGCGATTACGTAGTTCAACAACTGCATTAGCTAGCGAAGTAATTGCTTTGCCAGCAAATCCAAATTATTTAAATGTACCATTATATGGTGAACAAGTAATTATATTTTCTGCCATTGATGGTAAAACTCCTAATACAAAAAAAGAACAATATTATTATTTACCATATGTAAATACACATGGCCAAGTTAATAATGGCATTATGCCATTTATTCAAGATACTAAAGCTAAATCAAATTCATATTCCACATCTGGAATATCTTCTACTTCTAAATCAAAAAAGCCAGAACAGATATCATTTGAAGAAAAAGATATAGTTACTATACAACCATATCAAGGAGATACAATATTACAAGGCAGATTTGGATCATCATTAAGATTTTCTAGTACTCATAAAAAGTTAGATAAATATTTACAATCTCCTATATGGGAAGGATCAACAGTAGGCGACCCGTTTATTGCATTGACATGTGGTATTGACGGTGCTACAAAAGATGATTATTACACCATAGAAAATCCGGATAAAGATGCAAGTTTAATTTATTTATCTTCAACGCAAAAAATAAATAATTTAAAATTGGCTCAACAAAAAATTGGTCAAAAAACTAAACCTTTATCTTCGTATAAAAACCCTCAAGTAATTATATCATCTAATCGATTAATATTTAATGCACGAGAAGATGAATTAATATTAGCATCTAAAAAAGATATTAAGTTAGCAACTCCAAATTGGTCTGTAGATGTTGATAATTTAGTAACTCAATTAGAAGCATTAGTAACTGCAATAACTAAGATGACACATCCTACTGGTGTTGGCCCTTCTGGTCCACCTATAAACATTGCTGACTTTGCAAAGATATTAACAGAGATAAAACTAATGAAACAATAATGAATAAACCATCATGGCTTTCAGCTGAGCTTCAAGGAATAATAGATAATAATAGTCCATTAAATGGTCTAAAATTAGGTATTGTACTGGCTAAATTCTCATTGACTATTATTCCTCCTACATTAGGCGCGGCTACTGGTATCATTCCTGCAATGCGTGCATATAACTCAGCACGTATATATGGCAAAGTTAAAGGTATTGAAGATGCGGTAAATACATTTGCTAAACAAAATGCAAATGGAATGTCTCCTATATCAACTGGATTATTTACTGGAATTGCTCCACCTCCTCTTAAAGGTACTCAGCCATTATATGATATTGTACGTGATTTAAAACAAGACAAAAAATTTTTATGTGATGCATTAGCAAAAGCTATTTACATAAATTGGACTTTAGGTAAATCAATTTTTACTCCATTTGGAACTACTATACCTACATGGAATATTCCATTTCTTTCAAAAAAGATTAAAGATGAAGCAAAAGATCAAGGAGTAGATATTGATCAAATTATTCTAAATGCTAAAACAGAAGTTAGATCTGCAGTTCAATCATCTATTACTCAAGCAACGCGTGAAATTACATCATATGATACAGATGAATACCAAATACGATTAGATCAATTCAATTAATTATCAACCTAATTTATTAATGTAACATATTTATTAAAAAGGATAATACTATGAGCTCAAAATCATTTGTAAAGTTATTACGAAAAATTATAAAAGAAGAAGTTCGAGGAGCAGTACGTGAAGTATTGAATGAACAAAAAGTTAGCCATAATCAAATTATCAACCATGGTATGAATTTATCTGAAATTACAGAAAATCCAATGCCAAATCGTCCGATTGCTAAAAAACAGTTTACAAAAAATTCAATGTTAAATGATTTATTAAATGAAACAGCTAATACTGTTCCATCTCAGGAACAATTAGATTGGAATACGATGAATTTTAAATCTGAAATGGCAGATGCTTTTGGTATGAATGCAGGACCTACTGCTCCATTAACGACGACAGGTATTAATGGAGAGGCAATTAATATGAATAATCAATCAGTAGCATCCACAATGAATGCTATGACAAAAGATTATTCCGCATTAATGAAAGCTATAGATAAAAAGCGTGGTAAATAATGGCTAGACCAGTATATAAATACCAACCACGTAACGAATCACCGGATGTAGCTATCGGTATTATGTTACCGTTTAATAATTCTAGTAAATCAAAACCTGTTACTTCGAATTATGCATCTGGCAGCATTGCTGGTGGTATAGTATTTGCTCAATCATATACTACACAAGATCAAGTTGTTTCAAATTTAAAAAATTTGTTGTTAACACGTAAAGGTGAACGATATATGCAACCTAATTTTGGTACTAATATTTATGATACTCTTTTTCAAAATAATGTTGATGATTTGCGATTAACTCTTAAAGATAGTTTAATAGAAGATATTGAATATTGGTTACCATATATCAATGTAAATGATGTTGTTATATCTAGTAGTACTGATATGCATGCATTATCAATTATGTTAAAATTTACAATAACTAATATTGGTTCAGAAATGGTAATTAATATATTAGCATCAGAAAATGATTTTACTGTATCGGATGCAACTCCGTCATTAGAATTACAACAAATTAGTAGAGTATATTAAGGAAAGGTTAACTCATGAGCGATTTAATTAAAAAAGATGTGAAATATTTAAATAAAGATTTTGCTCAGTTTAGACAAAATTTAATAAACTTTGCAAAAAATTATTTTCCGGATACATATCAAGATTTTAACGAATCTTCTCCTGGTATGATGTTTATAGAAATGGCATCATATGTTGGTGATGTATTATCATACTATACAGATACATCTTTCCGCGAATCATTACTAAATTCAGCGCAAGAAGATTCTAATGTATTAGCTTTATCTCATCTTTTTGGATATAAACCAAAATTAAATTCACCAGCAACATCTAAATTAGATGTGTTTCAATTAGTAATTGCATCTGGTTCCGGAGAAAATGCGGCGCCTGATATGTCATATGCTTTATCAATTGACTCTAATATGGAATTAGAAAGTGAAGAAGGTGTAAAATTTAGAACAGTACAGCCAATTGATTTTAACGATGATCCAGAAATATCTGTATATGAAATTGATGGAGATAAAAATGTTGCTCGATATCTTTTAAAGAAACAAGTTAGTGTTGAATCTGGTGAAATAAAACAATTGGAATTTTCGTTTGATAGTCCTAAACCATATGATCGAATAACATTGCCAGATACAAATGTAATTGATATTGTAAGTATAATAGATTCTGCAGGTAATAATTGGTATAACGTTGATTATTTAGCACAAGATACTATTTTTGAAGATATTGCAAATATACCATTTAATGATCCAACTTTATCTAAATTTAGATCTACTGTACCTTATATCTTAAAACTGCGTAAAACACCTAGAAGATTTATTACTCGGTTACGTGATGATAATCGTTTAGAGATACAATTCGGATCTGGCATTTCTTCTGATTTAGATGAAGAAATTATTCCTAATCCAAAAAATGTTGGAATGGGATTAGAATACCTTAAGAGAACAACAACTGATTCGATTGATCCTACTAATTTTTTATATACTAGTACATATGGTATAGCTCCTTCAAATACTACATTAACAGTGCGTTATACCGTAGGAGGAGCTGTAACAGATAATGTAGGAGTTAATTCGATAACAAAGATAAATTCTATATCATATTTAAATGAAACAAATATAGTAGATTTATCAGATTCAAAACAATCAGTTGCTGTTACAAATTCAGAACCAGCAACTGGTGGGAAATCTAAAGATAATATCGAAAGTATTCGTCAAAATGCCATGGCAGCATTTGCGGCTCAAAATAGAGCAATTACTAGAGAAGATTATATTGCAAGAGTATATGCCATGCCATCACGATTTGGTTCGGTTGCAAAAGCATATATTGTAGGAGATACTCAAATTAACGTATCAGATCAAACATATCCATCTGATATAATTGATAATCCATATGCGTTAAATTTATATTTGTTAGCATATAACACGTCCGGTCAATTTGTCGAAGCGAATCAGGCTCTTAAAGAGAATATAAGAACTTATATATCACAATATCGTATGTTAACAGATGCTATAAATTGTAAAACAGCATTTATAATTAATTTAGCTGTTGACTTTGAAATTATTACACGTCCTAATTTTAACAGTAATGAAGTAATACTTGCATGTATTGCAAAACTAAAAACATTATTATCAAATGAAAGAATGCAAATAAATGGACCGATTGATATTTCTAGCCTGATTTCATCGCTTGATAAAGTTAATGGCGTACAAAGTGTTGTAGATTTTGATTTTACAAATAAAGTAGGTGGTGTATATTCTTCAAATATTTATGACGTAAAATCAGCTATTAAAAATAATATTTTATATCCTTCTTTAGATCCTTGTATATTTGAAATAAAATATCCAAATGATGATATAAAAGGAAGGGTGATTAAACCTTAAGGAGATTAAATGTATAGAATATTTTATGCAGAAAAGGATGCGACTTTATACGAACGGTACCCAGAACAAAATTCTGGTATTGACCAAATTTTAGAATTAACAAAAAATGTATCTGGTTCTAAAATTGAAGGTAAGATTCGTAACAAGACATATAATTCTAGAATATTAATCGATTTTGGTTCGGAAATTACTAATTTAACCACAGCTGTTACTAATGGGAAAATTCCACCAATTGGTACCGGTAATACATCTGCTTCTATATATCTATCTTTAAGATCGTCAGATGCTTCTGATTTGTTACAAACATATAATTTACAAGCATTTCCAATATCACAATCATGGGAAAATGGAAATGGATATAAAAATGATACTCCTAAAACAACAAATGGTGCATCATGGTATTATCGAAACTCAAAAGATCAAGCAACATATTGGAGAACGGGGTCTGCTCAATATAATTGGCAACCATCAGCTACTGAAAAACATTTAGGTGGTGGTACATGGATTACCGGTTCATTATATGAAGCATCTCAATCATTTGAAAATCAGATACCTGATATACGTATGGATGTAACTGATATAGTAAATAATTGGGTTAAAGGTAATATTTCTAATCATGGATTTATAATTAAACGTACAAAGGATGATGAATTATCTGGTGATGTGTTAGGTTCAATTAAATTTTTTGGTAGAGAATCGCATACTATTTTTGTACCAAGATTAGAAGTAATATGGGATAATACATTATTTACAAATACATCTTCTGCTCAAATCACATCCGACTCATATGTTCCATATTTTAAAAATATAAAATCAGAATATAAAACATCAGAAATAGCGAAGTTTAGATTAGGCGTACGTCCAGAATTTCCATCAAAGACATATGTAACATCCTCATATTATTTAACTGGAGAACGATTACCTACATCATCATTTTATAAAATTTTAGATACTGAGACTAAAGAAACTATTATTTCATATGATGTATTAGGAACTAAAATTGACTGTGATGTAAATGGTAGTTTCTTTAAATTAAGAATGGATTCATTTATGCCAGAACGATATTATCAAATAGAATTAAAGATTGAAAGAGATGGCGGCGATGATATACAAGTATTTGACGATTTTTATTTTAAGGTTATTAATTAATGATAGATCGATCGAAATATAGAGAATATAAATTAGTACAGACTCGCATACAAGGTAAGTTAGATTCAGAGTTTGAATTTTTTGATACTATAGTTGGAGTCGGTACCGATATAAGTACAGATGAATTTATTTCTGATGTAAAATTATCTGGCGATTTCCATGATGCATTAATTAATAATGAAGTTCAGATTGCTTTAAAGTCTGGTAATATAGAACCTATACTAATTCCTGATTATAAAACGTTAGAGGTAATGTTAGTAGAACGTGGACTAACATATAATGCAATACGTATTCAAACAAATATAGATGAATTTATATATGATGATTTAAATGAATTGGCATCCCGGTTATCAGAATATAATAATGTTATTCGTTTTGAATCTGGTTATAAGCCGGCTTTTCCATTCTTTAGAGATCCAGGAGATTATATTGATGGTAATGATTATGATGAACAAGTATATCAGAAACAAACATATTTAGAAAAACTTCGTGCGCAATATGAAGGCGAAATGATTGTATTAAATGATTTTAATGCTGATATTATAGTAGAATCTGTAAGAATGATGATTTACGGTGAATGGAGATCTATTGCATATGCAACTACACAGAACGGGCGGCCTTTTCCAGAGTCAACCACATTAGAATATTATAATCATATTAATGGTTTAGGATTAGATTATGATGCAACAGCAGACTGGTATGATGATAATTCAATATTAAATGTAATGATCGATGAAGGGGTGATTACTAATTTACAAGATGATGGATTAAGTTCGCCAGTTTGGAATGATTTCAATCATTATGAATATGATGAAGGAGGTCGTCGTGGTATAAGTAATACAGATTATGTACAAGTTGCTAGATATCAACGATATATTAATACAACAAACAATGAAGTATTTGATTTAGAATATATGCAGCCATATGAACCGGAAGGATCTGAGTTGTATTATGATGAGTATGCTGGTTGGAATGATTTAGTATCAAATAATTCTAGTCAACAATCTGAACCTAATGTAAGAAGATCAGTACTCATAGATCGTAATAATTTACCGGAACGTGTAGTATCTCAAGTTCGAAACGTGAGACGATTAGGAAGATAAATGGCAAAAAATATCATAAATAATATAGAAGATGTTTTAATTAAAGATGGCATAGTTGAATGTCATTATTATACACCAGGAGATTCTCCTCGGTATATTGTAGGCGGTGTTATTGAAAATCATTTATTTGATACATCAACACTTCTTGTAAATCATAATGCAGTTTTAAATTCTTTTAATATTCGTCGAGGAAAATTTGATGTTAATATAAACATATATAATCCATTATTAGGCTCTGTAGATTTCCCAATGATATTCCTTAAAGAGATATCTCCAGATCGCCGTGAATTAAAACTTGAACATGTGGTAGTTGATGATCCTGAAAATCATGACGGAATGTTACAAGAATTTGTTGATAATTTAACTGTCGATGCAGAACCCGTATTAAATTTTGGTGATGATCAACTTGTAAAAATTATTAATCAAATAGTAATTGATGATGAATTAATAATACGATTATTAGAACCGTTACCGGCAGACATTGAAGAAGGCCAATCTGCTTGGATTGTCGATGAAATTGCAGATACATTTAATGATACTATAACTATAAGTTCAGAAGATAAAGGTTTTGATTCATATACAGAATTACTTGGACCAAACTTTAATATTGAAACGTCATATGGTACTATTACAGAAACAGATTTTGAATCATGGAATTCATTATTAAATGCAAATACAGCTACATCTCAAAATATTATTGATAAAATGTTTTCCGGATCTTTATCAGGTGTAAAATTAGGGATAGATTATTCCGGACTTAATAATTTTATACAGTTTTCATCTGCTAAAGAACGTGTTGCAAATTTTAAATATAAATTAGAATTAATTGAATATTATGATAATCGTATTAGTATATTAAACGATACTTCTGGATCGGATATTTCTGCATTGCAAAATAATGTGGCTATAAATACTAATAGAAAAAATGATGTTATAGGATCATTTGATGGTTTCGAACGATGGTTATACCATGAACCAACGTCTAGTTTATTTACGCATCAAACAATGTATGAATCGGAAGAATATGAAATAGAAGGTGGGCGTATAGGATCACAATTATATCGTATTCCATCATGGCCTAAATATATATCTGATGGTAAATATGTTTTGCATACTACAACTTCACCATTGGCAACCAATTGGTATACAAATGTATCTGCTACAGCTTCATTATACGATTCAGAGAATAATAATTCGTTACAAAAAACAATACCAGAACATATACGGCGAGATGAAAATAATTCTCAATATGAATTATTTGTTAATATGATAGGACATCATTATGATATTATATATTCATATATTAATAATTTATCAAAAATATATAAACCAGAAGAACATCCAGAATTAGGGCAAAATAAACATGTATTATATCAAGTTGCGAAATCATTAGGATGGAATTTATCAGATGGTAATCAAGCTTCAGCATTATGGCAGTATAAATTAGGTGTATCATCTGGTTCTGGACAATTTGCTAGTACTGGATCATTATTTTCTAAATCAGATGAAATAATTACAACTGATATTTGGCGTAGAATAGTTAATAATTTACCGTATATACTTAAAACTAAAGGTACTACAAGGTCTTTAAAAGCTTTATTAAATATATATGGTATCCCGCAGACTTTACTTTCTATAAGAGAATATGGAGGTCCTAAAGTTGCAGATGATGTACCGGCAATTATCGAAGATCGTTTTGTATATGCATTACATTTTGATTCTGATGCACATTTAGAAATTCCTAATAATTGGGTTTCAAGTAGTATCGGAACATGGGGAATTGATAGAGGTGAAATTCCAATATTAACTCATGAATTAAGATTCCGTCCAGATAAAAAACAGAATATGGCTTTAATGAGTAATCGTATTAATGATTCGATTCAATCATGGGCTATAGCGCTGCAATATACTAGTTCATATTCTGGAAGTGATAAATATGGAAGACTACATTTTGTAATGCCGACTGGTGCTGGTAAAGCATCCGCATCAATGACAAATTACTTTCCAGTATATGATGGTAATCTTTGGAATTTAAGTGTTGGAATTGATACATATAATACTAGTTCAAATACCGATACTACATATACTGTTAGATGTCAGCAAGCATCTGATTATATTACAAATAAAATTGTACATTCAGCTAGTATTAATTTAACACCATCAGTAGATACACATCAAATGTGGGCATCAGCTTCAGATGGAACAAATTCTCATATATTACGGTTAGGAGGAGAAATTAATGGCATTGATACGTATGCAGTTAAAGCTACTTTATCAGCTTCATTTGGAGCTCCTATTAATAGTGCTAGTATTTATAATGGAAATCCTATAACAAATAATGATAGATATTCAAATATATTTCCTGGTACATTTACTGGTTCTATGCAAGAATACCGAAGTTGGCTCGAGGTGGTAAATGATGTTAGTTTTGATTTACATACATTTAATCCAACTTCGTATGTGTCTAGCATTTCTCCTACTTCATCATTTGATACATTGATACGACATTATCCTTTTGGTACAGATTTAAAAACATTCGATTGTTCTGGAGCTCCTAGTAATTATCGATTTACATCGAGTCATCCAAATCAAGCAATACAAGATTTTTCACCACCATTTACAGATCAAAATAATACATATGCATCCGCTAGCGGATTCCAAACTCCTGTCAGTGAAATACGTGGTAACTTTGTACCAGTTAATGAAACGTATTATATACAAGGTGTATCAATCGGTGGTAGTTTACCTAGATCACAAAAAATACGTTTAGAAGATAACCAATTAATTAATAATTTATCACCGGTACAAAATGCAGAACGTTCTAGATTTGATAGAGCTCCAATTGATACAAACCGTATAGGTTTATTCTATTCCATGGCAGATCAAATTAATAAAGATATTTTTAATCAAACTGGTGATGTTGATGTTGATAATTTTATAGGAAATCCAGAAGACCAATTTAAAATTGATTATCCTGATTTAGATTCTTTTTCAAAAGAATACTGGAAAAAATATACTGATAGAAATGATGTTAATGCTTTTATAAGAATTTTCAGTCAATTTGATTTTGCTTTATTCGATCAAATGAAACAATTATTACCAGAACGAGCAGATGAAGCCATGGGATTATTAGTAGAACCACATGCAATTGAAAGAGCAAAAGTTAGATTAGTAAGACAACCAGAATTTACCAATCCACAGTATGATGCATTAATACCAGAACAAATACCTAGCTCAAGCGCAGAAAGTATTAATTATGAAGCTTCTATATCATTTGATGAAAGTATAATATCTGGAATATCGATATATCAAACAGCGTCGAATGGTTATGTTGATAGCAATTATTTAATAAATGTACAAGTTTCACAAACTGGTAGCCATACCGGGTCTGTTAATGAAGGATTTGTTTTAAATTCTAGGACTAGTGATATATACACAACTGAAACATTTTTTTATAGTTCACCTGAAAGTGCATCGGTAGGACAATATTTTAGCAGATCATCTGCGGCAGGAACATATCGCGATGATGTTTTCATAATGCCAGAAAATCAAAAATATGCAGGTAGTAAAATAACCGGACCAGGAATTAACCAAGCATCAATATATCCTCAATTAGATTTTAAACCAATTATTGAAGTGTATTCTGTTAATCCTAATCAATTAATTTATAATGAAACGCCACCACCAGATGGTGTAGGAACATTACGTGTAGAGTAAAGGCATGGTAAATTTACCAATAAGCATATTTATTAAAAAGTAGGATAAGATATGGGATATTTAAATAATAGTTCAATAACAATTGATGCAATTCTGACAAAAAAAGGTAGAGAATTGTTAGCACGTGGACGTGATGAATTTGTAATTACACAATTTGCATTAGCAGATGATGAAATTGATTATGATTTATATAATCCAGAACATCCTAGTGGTACTGCATTTTATGGTGCAGCAATAGAAAATTTACCAATGTTAGAAGCATTGCCAGATGAAACACAGATGATGAAACATAAATTAGTTACATTACCAAAAGGTACTGCACGTATACCGGTAGTATCTGTAGGACAAACAGCTATAACATTGCAATCTAACCAAACTACTGTTATTAAACCTGATACGGTTAATTTTTCTGGTGGTAATAGACAATTTGGTTATACAGCAATATTATCAGATTCTGATGTAGCTGAAATTAGAGCTACTCAAACAGTTGGCGGTGATGGAGCATCGGCATCAGTTCCTCAATTTATAGGAGATTCTGAGGCGGCTCAAAGTGTAACTATACAAGGTATGGAATTTGAAGTAATTGCAAAAGAACAATTTGATTCAAATAAAACAGCTACTATAATAATTATTGGAAATGAAACAGGTGGTAGAGTTTCAATTGATTTAACAGTTAAAAAATTAAGCGTATCGACGATTAAAAATAGAGGCAATCGTACTCGTACAAGATAAAGGATAATAAAAATGGCTAGACGAACTTATAGATCAAATTTTAGAGGTGCGCGTGCTGCAAATAAAGCACCTCGGCAAGCAACTCCGGTACGAGCTACTTCACCAGAACCTACCCGTCAACGTCAAAAGGCACCGGTTCCTACTCGAATAAGTAGTATATCGATAGAAGAACGTGCGCAGGAATTAGCTGATGAAATAATAGCACAACGCGAAGCCGAAGCTCGTACATCTAGATTAGGAAAAATATATACTCGGTTTGATGTTGTTGATGATGTATTAGCTAATAATGTTGAAACTGTAACGCGTGGATTATTTGCTGGTAATGTTGCAAGTTTAACAAGTATGTTTACATCTTCAAATTTAACAGATATTCAAAAAACATATTATCAGGAAATTTATAGTACCGGAGATCCTGCTTCTAATTCTTCTGCAAATGTAGAATTATCTTTAGCATATGGACATTTTAATGGTTCTGGGTCTAAAGATGCTGCAGGTAGTTTAAATAATGATACACCATCTAGAGCAATTTATAAACAATATGCTCAAGTATTATTAGGGCCAGATGATAAAAAGTTTACCATTAATGGATCAGATACAGATTCAATTTATGTATTAAATTTTAACCGCGCACGTATGCGAGAAAAAGTAGATCCAGGAAATTTTGAAATAACATTAGCTCAATTATCTGGTTCATTAGGACCATCGGTACCAAATGCTGCTCATACTGGATCTCATGTAAAAATAGCTGGTAAAGATTTATATATACAATTAATTGATGATTCGTCATTAACATCTGCTACTTTAGGAGAATCAGGTCAAGTTTATAATATAGTATCTGGTTCATTAGATGGAGCAGGTATGTATTTAAATAGCGGTGATACTGTAAATTACGGATTATTATATCCACAACATGGTGTTGCAATATTAGATGCTCGACAATTAGATAAAGTACATGCATCTGGAGGAGTTAATTTCCATACTGTTACTGGTTCTCAAATACAAGGTGAAAATGCTGTAAAATTATTTACATCAATTTCTAGTTCAGCTGGAGTAGTAGGCGGATCTATTACTGGTGGTATTCAGGCTCGTTCCGCGGAAGCAGTTAAATCAACATATTACTTTGTTAGAGCTAAAAATGCTGAATTTAATTATTCCAATAATCCTTCTTTTGTTACTGGATCATTAGGTCAATTATCTTTTAATTCATTTAAAAATGATCCTCAAACTTTTATTACATCAGTTGGATTATATAATGATAGACGAGAGTTATTAGCAATCGCTAAATTAAGTCAGCCTTTATTGAAAAATTACACTAGAGAAGCGTTAATAAAAGTAAAATTAGATTTTTAAAATAATAAATGATATGATATGCCAGTTATTCCAAGTGTTTTCAGACCAATACGATCAAATGATTTTCAGCGACGAGCATTTAAATCATATAAAACATATCGAATAACTAGCACTGCATTTACTACATCATCTGGATATGTTCATCATAATGGTATATATCGTAAATTACCAATTAATATAGGACATGCAGCAGAAACCTTTCCAGTCAATTCATTAGATGGTACAAATCAACATGTGATTTGGCATAGTTTAGATCATAGGTATTATGGAGATCCGTATAACCCAGTTAAATCTAATGAATTAACTAACGCAACTGTTACGGAAAAACATTTATATGAATCAGCATCATGTTTAGTTGCGCCATATTTAGAAGTAGGTGAACGTATTAAACCGGGTACAGTTACAGGAACATTTACTAATGGACATTCATATACATTACAAGATGATGGTTACGGTAATTTACGTGATACCATAATATCAACAGCTAGTTTTGCATCATCTAGCCGTAATATTTTTCATATGTCATTTAATAAAGAATTTGGTAATAAAGGCCCGGTACAAAAACAATATAAAACTAGCAATTTTAAAGAAGAAGATGGTATTGGTATAAATATGACCGGTGGTGTAACTCAAACTTCTGGTAATTCATTTAAAACTAATAATAAAACGTTTATACGTGTTCCTCATGAGGAAACATTTAATAAATTTAATTATTACGATGATTGGTCTATATCATTCTGGATATATAATTCAGTAGTCAAAAATAGACCTATTATATCAAAAGGTGGTGTACGTAAACAACTTTATATTGATAAAAGAAATAGTTTAACTAAATATCGCGATAAGACGGTTAATATGCCAAGTATTACATCATCTTACTCTAACATACGTACACCATTTGTAATTGGTGTTGCTAGGCCTGCAGGTAATGGACTATCAGGCTCTGTTCATTTTCATGCATCTGATGGTACGCGTGAACTTCATATATCATCATCAGCTGCAAATTATATATCATCGAATTTAGAATGGCAGCATGTATGTATACGTAATTCAGCTTCATTATGTCAAATGTTTGTTAATGGAAATTCTGCAGGTACTACATCAGGATCATTACCTATAGGTGTAACATCAAATAATGATGATATTATAATAGGTAATTTTATTTCTGGAAGTCAAAGTATAACAAATGATAATTATATAGCAGAAATTCGTATGTATGATTATGCGGTATCCAATACAGAAATTAATTCACTATCAAATCGTCATTATTTATCTGGTTCATTATTTCAAACAAATGTAGCGGGTAATGTATTTTACCGTAATGGCGAAATGGTAATTTCATCGCCTATGTCAAAATATAATACCGGATCCGGTGGTTTCGGTAATACATTTAATGTTTCATATAAAGGTACTCATACTATATATGAAAATGAAGTACTAGTACGTGTACCAAAAGATCAATTCAATGTTTCGATGAATCCTACTGCCACATTCACGCCTGCTACAAATAAAATTTTATCTCAAACAGAAGAAGGGCATGCATTACCAGGAGATACACGTAAAACTATGTTTACATCAAAACAAGTTAATCCATATATTACTACAATTGGATTATATAATGATAAAGCTCAATTATTAGCAGTTTCAAAATTAGCTCAACCGGTGCAAAAACGTGATGATATTGATATGAATTTTATCGTTCGTTGGGACTACTAACATATTTATATTAAATAGGAACAAGTTATGGCATGGAAACGTAAATCTAAGATACGTGCAAACGCAATTAAACACGGTTATAGAAGTGGATTTGAACATCGAGTATCAGCTCAATTAAATGAAGCAGAAGTTAAATTTGGATATGAAGATACGGTTATAAAATATATCAAACCAGAAACAAAACATACTTATACAATTGATTTTACTTTACCAAATGGAATTTTAGTTGAGACAAAAGGTCGTTGGGTTTTAGAAGACCGTAAAAAACATTTACTAATTAAAAAACAACATCCAGAATTAGATATACGAATAGTATTTCAATCAGCTCGTACAAAAATACGTAAAGGTTCAAAAACAACATATGGTGATTTTTGTGATAAACATGGAATTCCATGGGCAGAAAAAAGTATACCAGAAAGTTGGTTAAAAGGTTGATCTTACGAAATATTTTTGATATATTCAATGTATAATTAAATTTTCATGAAAGTTAATCTTGAAATGAAACATTGTTATAGTATATGACAATGCTAATATATTAATATAATATTAATGAGCAAATTCTCTGTAATTACACTTTTAGAATCCGTATTAGGTAAAGGTAAAATAAACTCTAATGATAATATTGCATTTCATTGTCCTTTCTGTCCTACTACTAAAAAGAAAATGGAAGTTAATGTTGTTTCTCAACATTGGCATTGTTGGGTATGTAATGCCGCTGGAAGAAAATTAACTGTATTATTTCGTAAGTTAAATGTCCAACGAGAAAAAATATCGCGGTTAATTCAATTACTCGATGACGTTGAATACCGTCCTACAAAAACAACAACAGATACACCTGTTATACAATTACCCGAAGAATATAAACCATTATGGAAAATTGATACAAAATCTCCGGAGTATCGTAATGCTATATATTATTTAAAGAATAGAGGTATTACTATATATGATATACTTAAATATAGAATAGGATATTGTACCAATGGATTATATAATGGTAAAATAATTATTCCAAGTTATGATGCAAATGGTAGTTTAAACTATTTTGTAGGACGTGCATATTATGATACTGATTATAAACATAAGAATCCAAATGCATCAAAAGATATTGTAGGATTTGAATTACATATTAATTGGAATATGCCAATTATATTAGTAGAAGGTGCATTTGATGCAATTGCAATTAAACGTAATGCAATTCCATTGTTTGGTAAAACAATATCAAATACTCTTAAAAAACGTATTGTCGAAAAAGGTGTTAAAGAAATATATATTTGTTTAGATATGGATGCACGTAAACAAGCATTAGAAGCCGCGGATTATTTCATGTCAAATGGATTAGAAGTATATTTTGTAGACCTACCTGATTCAGATCCTAGCGAATTAGGATTTAACCGAATAAAATATGAAATTGAACATACTGTAATGTTAACTCAAGAAAAATTAATGGAACAAAAGATATTATGCACAATATAGATATTGGAATTGAAAAGATTGATAAAATTTATCACATTGCAGATGTACATGTTAGAAATGTTAAACGTCATAAAGAATATAGATTAGTATTTAAACGTTTGTATTCGTATATTAAAAAAACAAAAACGCTTGATTCATTAATATATGTGGCCGGTGATATTGTACATGCAAAAACAGATATGTCACCTGAACTTGTATCTGTAGTTTCAGATTTCTTTAAACAATTAGCAGATTTAGCACCTACTATAGTAATTACTGGTAACCATGATTGTAACCTAAATAATAACTATCGCTTAGATGCATTATCTCCTATTGTTAAAGCCTTAAATCATCAAAACTTACACTATCTTAAAGACAACGGTGTATATAGTATGGCCGGAGTACACTTTAACGTAATGTCGGTGTTTGATAAGCCATCAGATTATATAAAAGCTGATAGTTTTGAAGGAGATTATAAAATTGCATTACATCACGGTTCAGTACATAATGCATCAACAGATGCCGGATTTGTATTAAGTAATACTCATGTTACAACTGAAATATTTAAAGGACATGATTTAGTATTATTAGGTGATATTCATAAACCACAATTTTTAGATGATGATAAAACTATAGCATATGCCGGCTCATTAATACAACAAAATCATGGAGAAGCATTAGACCATGGAATAATGGTATGGGATTTAAAATCTAAACAATGTGAATTTATTGATATTGAAAATGATTATGGATATTATACATTTCATGTAGATGCTGGTAAAATAACAAATCCTAGCGATAAAATACCTTTACGTCCTAGATTGCGATTTAAAGTGAAAGATACCGATTCTGCAACGTTGAAACGAATAATCGCAGATGTTAAATCTCAATACAAAGTACAGGATATTGCGTTACAAAAAGTCAATGCATTGAATACAACTGATTCAAAAAATAAAATTAATTTTGGTAATATACGTGATGTTGAATGGCAAAATAAAGTAATTACAGATTATTTAACAGATGAATATGCTTTAGATGATGAATTATTAGATACTGTTAGATATATTAATCGACAAGTGCATAGTAAATTACCAACAAGTACATTGACTAGAAATATAACATGGACGCCAAAACGTTTTGAGTTTTCAAATATGTTTAGTTATGGTACAAATAATTCCATAGATTTTTCAAACATGAATGGAACATATGGATTATTTGCTCCAAATGCTTCTGGTAAGTCAACATTATTAGATGCATTAGCATTCTGTTGTTTTGACCGATGTTCGCGAACAAAAAAAGCAGCCCATGTATTAAATAATAAAAAATCTAATTTTCAATGTAAATTTGAATTTGATTTAGGAAAATATACATATTTTATTGAACGTAAAGCAAAGAAACAAAGTAATGGCCATGTTAAATTAAATGTAGATTTTTGGCGTATTGATGAATCTGGTAATCATGAAAGTTTAAATGGCGAACAACGAGATTCTACAAATAAAAGTATAAGACAATATTTAGGTTCATACGAAGATTTTGTTTTAACTGCTTTATCATTACAAAATAATAATACTGGGTTTATTGATAAAACACAAAGAGAACGTAAAGATCTTTTATCTCAATTTTTAGATTTAGATATTTTTGAAAAACAATATTTAATTGGACATGAAGATATTAGAGAAACTGCGGCTTTAATTCGTGAATATAAAAGAAAAGATTTTTCAACAGATCTATCTGCAGCAAAAGATATTATATCTCAATTTACCGGTTCATATGAACAAATGAAATTAGATAAAACTGAACATGAAGAAATGAAATCAAATTTAAATGATATCATTTTTGTCATGACAAAAGAATTAAAAAAAGTTGATGAAACATTAGATCCGGATATCATCTCGAATAAAATTGAACAAGCTAAAATACAGTTACAAGAGTATATACAAGATAGAGATCAAAAAGCTGGCATGATCGTATCTAAAAAAGATTTGATAAATAATACACAATCTAAAATAGATTCAGTTGATGAAGATAAATTATATTCTGACATTGATATATTAAAAACATATATATCTGATGTTGAAAAATTAAAGAATGATTTAAAATTAAAACAACTTAAAATTCAGCATGCTCAAAAAATGGTTTCCAAATTAGATAAACATGAATGGGATCCAGAATGTAAATTTTGCATGGCTAATCCATGGCTTCATGAAACTAAACAAGTTGCAGATTTATTACCAAAATTAATTGACGAAGAACAACAAATATTATTTGATATAGATGATCTTGGAAATAAAATAGATGAATTACGAAAAGAACAACCACGTGAAAAGATAGATATGTTAAATGCATTTAAATCTGATGTCAATAAATGGAATCAATTATTAGCTACAATGGAACATGAACATAGTAAATGTGAATGGGATATTGAAACATTGTTTGTTAAAATTTCTGATTATAAAAAACAATTAACAAAGTCTAAGCGACAAAAAGATAATATTGAATTTAATAAAAAGAAAAATTCTGAAATTCAAGAAATACGTGATGAAATAACAACCGTAAATACTGAATTAAGTGGTTTAGATTCTAAATTATTAAATTTATCTGGTAAATTAAAAATGGCTGAAAAAAGTCGTGAAGATGCTGAATCAGGTATTAACAGATTAAAAACATTAGAACAACAATATCAAGCTTATGAATATTATCAAAAAGCAGTTAATCGTGACGGCGTACCGTACCATTTAATATCTAAAGCATTACCACAAATAGAATCCGAAATAAACAATATACTTAATCAGATAGTTGATTTTACTATGGTAATGGATACCGATGGTAAGAATATAAATGCTTATATTGTTTATGATGATGATAATTATTGGCCATTAGAATTGACTTCCGGAATGGAAAAATTTATTTCATCTTTAGCAATACGCACTTCATTAATTAATGTGTCAAATTTACCTAGGCCAAATTTCTTAGCAATTGATGAAGGTTTTGGAGTTCTAGATTCTGATAATTTAAATAGCATGTATATGTTGTTTGATTATTTGAAATCACAATTTGGATTTATAATGTGTATATCTCACATTGATGCAATGCGTGATATCGTAGATAAATTAATAGAAATCAAAAAAGTTAACGGATATTCTGAAATTGCATATGACTAATATTTATATGAAATAAAGGTAACGTATGGCTGCAGGTACATGGAATCAAGGTCGACTTGAAAAACGTGTTGAAAAAATTAAATTAAATGAATATCCAACGATACAATTTGAAGACGCATCATTAACATCAGAACAAGTATTTAATGTTGTAGAATTTCCAAATCGGTTTACAGCTGGAAAAAATTTAATAAAAATTCGTGCTTCTGCTAAGACATTAGTTAAAAATTCTACAATTCATATTGAAGTATTAGATTCTAATGGTGATCCAATGTATTATGAGCCACTTAATTATCTTGAACATGATGGTACTCGAGTAATTGCCATACATGTATATCCTGATAAAACAGCTCCTGGTATAGGTACTATTTATTTAGCTGGACGTATTAAAGAAACATTAGATACAGGTGAATCTGTACCATTTAGTAGAAATTGGAAAGATATAAATTATTATAATAATCCAAATATTATTTGGTCAAGAAATATTTCAATTGCACCAGAAAATTCAAAAAATAAAACAGAGATAATTTTTACACGTCCGTATCCAAAAGCAACTGTACGTGAACGTGTAAATAGATTTTTTACTCCGATTAATTTAACTGATGTTGCCGTAGATAAACCTGGTTCTGGTACAGTTACAATTTCAGCTATACCAAGTACAACTCAACCTCCAGTTTCAATAAAATCACCATATGCGGCAGCTTCTAAAGGCTCTTCTGGAGTTAAAAAACAAACAAATTTTGAAGGAGCTGCTTCTGCAAAAACTCCAATGAAATCAGTTGGAAAACAAGTAGTAGTAGTACCTAAAGTTAAAAAATTTAATACAACACCGGCTGATGAAGCGGCTAATAAAAAAGGCCAGCCGGTTGAAGTAGAAAGTGCTCAAATTGTTACAATATCAACGTTTAGTAGATTAGAAACTTCTGGATTTGTATTATCATCTTCCATGGAAGGAGGTACAATAACAATTGTGAATCCAAACGTTAATATGCTTCAAGGTAATAGTTTTATTGATACTGATGGACGTCTGATACCGGTATCACAACCAACAGATTGGGCAGGCGTTACTAGTTATGAACTAGGTGACCCATCAATACAACTTTCCGGAAGTTATACATTTGTCATCGATAAAATATTATCAAGTACAAAGGCAAATGTATTTTTAACTAATGGATTTAAAAATGAAGAAGAAAATACCTATGGAGCATTTTCTTTTATAACCATTGGTGCACAATCTCAATATGAAATAAAAGATATAAATGCGACATCAAATTTCACATGTAGTTATGTAGAACCATTCATATTATCAGAGACGCAGCAATCACAATCATTTGCCGAAATTGTATTATCAAATATTGAACCTGCAACTGGGGATGTACATAAAATTCAAACATTATATAAACCATCAGGTCAGTTTGGCGATTTTATAGATGCAGGATATGTGGAAGTTGAAGAAGTTGAAATTTTTGAAGACGTAACGTCATTTGAGTCAATACCAGGATTAGGTGTAGTATATAACCGTATTGGATTTTTTACTGATTTAGGTGATTTTAATAAATACTGGGAAACAACAAATGGATCTATTACTCCAGATGTTACATTAACACCATCATATGATTCTGATGTTTTATTAGATGGAATAGAATTTACTCCAGATTCTACATTTGATAATACTTCAAATCGTTTTGGATATATTCATTTAAAATCAGAATATCATGTAAAAGTATTTGAAGATACAAGATATGTATTATCATTTAATGCCGTGGCTGACGATACTACACATACATCTTCAGATCCGGATATTAAATATTCTCGTTTAGATGTTTATATTTCCGGAAGTAATTCATCTATAGAAACTGATTCCGAATACATTAATCAATATTTGATATCAAATTTAGATGTTGATAATAATTTATCTGGCGATTTAATTAATAACGGAAAATTAGGTACTCGTGTATCCACAATTGAAATAAAACCAGGAATTACGTATAATGATATTCCAATATTTACTTATTTTAAAACTTTAAGAGAAGAAAATATTGACGTATATTTTGTGGTTCGTCGTGGTAAATGGGCTATATCAAATTTAAGTCTGAAATCAAATAAACAAACTGGATTTTCTCCAAACTTTACACGAATAAATACACGTATACCATCTGAATTTTTAGAAACACCATTAACATTTAAATTTCTTTATTATGATATAAATAATAATAAAGCACAAGCTGAAACAACTGTATATCCAGTTACATTTTACGGTGATAATTTAGTAATAAGCGGTGATAATAATTTATTAAGCGGTTCGGTATATATTGGTAATACTATAGGTTCTGGTATTGAATTAGCCGGTGTAAATTCTGGGTTTATTAGATCTATTGGTTATGAAGGATTTATATCAGCATCACGTACAGATCAACCTGGTGGGTTCATGTTATATACTGGATCTGTATTACCAGGAGCCCCTGATAACTATTCTGGTGTAGGAATTGAAATTGTACAAGATTCATCGAGTTTTTTCAAATTTGATACAGAAGATGGAATTGATATACGTGCTAAAAAATTCTTTATAGGTTCAGAAGCTTCGCAATTTGTAAGTGGTAGTACTGGTAAAATAGAAATTTCATCATCTAATTTTCATTTAAAACCTGATGGTGGATTAATAATTGGCGGAGATACTGTTATTAACGCAGACTTATCAGTTGAGCAATTATTTGTACCCGCAGGTACTACCGCCGCCGGTTCTGGAAATAAAGCATTTATTAATAGTAGTGGTATTGCTAAATTTTCTGGTGACGGAGCCGGTTCATATAAAGTAGAATTTGATGGCGCTGGTACATCAAAAATTGGTGGTTGGGTTATCAACGATGATAATATCACCGGTGATCAAATGATTATCCGATCAAATGGGACTATTGAATCTGATGGATTTCAATCAAATGTTCCTGGCTCTGGTTTCCGTTTAACGGCAGCATCTGGAGGATTTTTAGAAGTAGAAAATGCAAGAATACGTGGTACATTATCAACCGCAGTATTTGAAAAAGAAACTGTGAATGCTGTGGGTGGTCAATTATATGTAGCTAATTCAACAACATTGACAGGATCTGCTGAAAATCCTGGCGGATCATATACTGCTACTGATACAACAATGTCAGTAGTTAATGCTTCTGGATTCGCGGTCGGAGAAATACTCACAGCTAAAAAAATCTCTGCAACAGGATTTAATACAGAATATTTACTAGTAAATTCTGCATCACGGGCATCCGCATCAAGTGATACAGATTTTTCCGGAAAAATATTTGTTCAACGTGCATACGGACAAGGACAAGCCGGCGGCTCCGGTTCATTAGGAGGCTCACCAGGCGGTGCCGTACCATATACAGGTTCTCAAGTAATTGTATCAACTGGTAAACAAGGTACTGGTTATATACGATTAAATGCAAATCCAAATGATGAATATACACCGTATATGCAGATTGTGGAACGTACTGGAAGTGGTATTTATGATTTAGATTTAAAAGCACAGTTAGGTGATTTAAAAGGAATAACAGATACCATTAATGGAGAAGAGGTTACTGGATTTGGATTATATACTGATAATGCTTTCTTGAAAGGTGGTATAGTAGCCACATATGGATCAATTGGAGCATTGAGTATTGGATCTCAATCCATATCCATTGGTAATAACCGTTATAATGATACTAATACCAAATTTTTTGTTAGTTCGAGTGGTAAATTTTCATTAGGTCAAAAATTTAAATGGGATGGATCAGATTTAACAATTGCTGGAACAATTACAATAACCAATCCAGGAGATATTGATGCATCGCAGATAGATAACTCCACCTCTGGGTTCACAGATGATTCAACAGCTACCGAAGCTTTAACATCGGCATCAATTGCACAAACATCAGCATCGGCAGCACAGACTGATGCAAATACTGCAAATGCTCTAGCATTAGCATCAGTTAATACTGCCAATGCAGCAAATGTCACAGCACAAGCTGCTCAGGCCACAGCAAATGCAATTGAAGCAGTGACACAATCATTAACAAATCCAGCCGAATATACATTTGGAGGAAATGGATTTACATTAGGTACTCATAATCCTAATACCGGTCTTAATCAAACTCATGACTTTTTTGGATATTTTGAAGGGTCGTCACCAAAAACATTTATGTCATCATCTGGTGATTTCTTTTTAGGTGGTACCGGAGGAGCATTTGTATGGGATGAATCTGAAGGTGCTTTAAAAGTGAGCGGATCATTAGTTTCATTAAATGTTAGAGACTTTTTCTTAGGAAGCGAAAATCAATTTATATCTGGAGCAAATGGAAACATTGAAATATCGTCTAGCAATTTTCATTTAACGACTCAAGGCGATTTAACCGCATCTAACGCGGACTTTGATGGATTTGCAATTGCCAGATCATTACGACAAAAAGCTGTGACAATAACACAGGCTAATATGCATCAATATTGTCGACAATTGATAAAGGGTGAAAATTCTAATGGAGAACTAAACGGTCAAGATGTTGACAACGTTGTTTCTACAACAACTGAAATAGTATTAGATGGTTCTTTAGGCGGGGAAATAACATCGCATGTGATAATAAATGTAGATCTTGCATCCCAAAGTCCAGATGATGCAAATTTCACCGCCGGCCAATTAGAAGTCATCGGCGAAGGAACCGTGCCATCATCTGATTTTCAACGAATAAGTTCTAACATACCATCTGAAATCATTGACGTTTATCCGAATGGAACACATACTATGGACGCGTCAGCTGATGATGGAACTTATGCATTTGGAGGCATACGAAAAATTACGTCCCCTAATACACCATCCGGCGCCAAAGTACCGGTTACAATTGAAATAGGAGATGATGTGGATGTGGATATGTATGTACCTGTTGGTATCGCATCTGGCGGCTCACCATTTGGGAATATTTATAGAGTATTTACTGAGCAAATGAACTACCTGCCACCTCAATTGAGAGCAGGACCAGGAGGAGGATAAAATATGTCATATAAAACAATGAGATTAGCTAAAAAAGGTATGTATACATTTACAACTGATAGCAATGAAAATATTGGATTTTTAGGAGGTACGACTCACGTTTTTGGTATTAGTGCAGATTCCGATTCCATAATAAAAGGAGATTTAGATGTAGGAACAGACTCTGACAGCGAAATAAGATGTACTGGTGATATAATAGCATTTTCCACATCAGACATCAAGCTTAAAACAGATGTTACACCTATTACAAATCCTATAAGTAAAATACAGCAATTATCTGGTAATACATTTACATGGAAACCAGCTGCCGGAAAACGAAAGGTTGGCATCGCAGATGTAGGAGTCATTGCTCAGGAAGTTAATTCTGTGTTACCGGATATAACTCGAGAAGTTGATGGCGTAATGTCAGTGCGATATGAAAAATTGATACCATTACTAATAGAATGTGTAAAGGATCAACAAACGCAGATAGATGAATTAAAACTTAAATTGGAGGATAAATAATGGCGTCTAGTACATCATATAACGGAATAAACAGATTTTTAACACAAGTAAATTCAAATTATCCAGGATGGTTCGGACCTACAGGAATCACTAACAGCAATCCATATTCTGACTCTGGCTTCATTTTTCCAGAATCTTTAGATGCACCAACTAGTTTTAAAGATAG